GAAATGATTTATATTCAGAAATCGTCCAACCCTCGGGGTCCGATGTACTCATTACTATTAATAGCATTTTTTAACATCTGTTCTGTCGGATTTTGGGGAACCCAGCTGTCCCAGCGATCAACCGCTTCATTCACCAAGTTTAGGATTGGGTCAGGTCCCGAATACCTGACAAACTCTGGTTCCATGTCTTCATCTTCGTCTTCGTCTTCGTCTTCGTCTTCCTCATCTGTCAACTCCTCATCATAAATTTCAGGCATCATAGAACCGATTGTTTCACCGACTTTGTACATCGCACAATACTTCATCGCATATTCCATATCTTCTGAGACAATCATATCTCTTCCACAAGCTTTGGCATATTCGGCTGAAAGTAAAGTAGCTTTTTCCATAACAGGTAAAAGAATATTAGTCATACTTTGAATGTATTGCTCCAACATTCCATTCCCCATATCACCAAAACCACTTTGCATGTTCATCTTTAGTATTTAACGTCAAAAAGAGTTTTAGCAGTTCCCTCACCGACACGGAGGATATTGTGACTGAGTGCGTAGACTTTTAATTGTCTTGCATAATCCACACATGGTGTGAGACTTAGGTTAAGAATTTGTTCTTTTATGAGGCTGAAATTTATTTGTCCCGTTGGATACCATTTCTCGGGCTCTAAGGCAAAACTATAGGAGTAAAATCGTCTAATGAGTTGAGTTTTAGAATGGTGAATAGCTGCCTGAACAGCCTTGAGAAAAATGACATTACCTGTTTCTCGTGTGATTATAGGTTGACCATCTAGGTCAAGTGTGAGGTAATCAAGATTTTCATAGAGAATGTATTTACCACCCGTATCAGCTAGAGTGTTATCGTAGTCAAACGGTGTCATATATTCACCTTCTGCTGTACCAACATCACCCTGTCTCTGGATGATGAAGTAAAGTTCCTTGACTGGATTTACAAAATCCATCTTGAAATTACCAGTTTGTACATTTTGGGCAATATCAAAAACATTTTGTTGAACTTGTGTGATCACATAATCCTTTTTTTCAGTTTCAAGTTTTATTCGGTCACATGGATCAAGAAATATGACTTCCGCGCATAATCTAAAGTCCTTAATATGAATTGTACCCGGTGTTACAGGTTGAAGTGCTCCAGTTGATCCGTTTATGATTAGATGATCGTGGTCACGAAGTTTAATCTCAACCTCAACCTCCTGTTTCTTGATAGCACAGAGGGGTACAGCCAATTCATGATTATCGTAAAAATAAAATGGTAAATCTACAAAGAATTCATCTTCTGTATTGGCGGTACCAATCACACCAAGAATATTTCTGTCAGACACCCTACTAGATACTGTACGCTCTGGATATTTACCAATAAGCTCTTTGAGAGCTCTTTGTTTTGTTTGTGTAACATTATGTTCTGAATAAATCTGAAGATAGTCACTTGGTAATCTCTGAACAACTTTCCCTCCTATGATAAGATCCACATACTCTATGAGTGCGTGACCTATCGATTCTATAAATCGGGGGTCGTCATAAAATATTGGGGAAATAACTGGTAACCTCATCTTCACACTGAGACATGTCAGTAAGTCACCCGTATTTTGAGCAATTCTAAATCTCGCCTTACCTCCAAAATCTACGTGGGTTTCCGAATCTATATTAACATATTCTCTTGCAAAGTTTGTATGTTTTCTAAAACTTTGCAAAAAGTATGTATAGTCTGGATCCATTGTAAAGAACCTGTCTTGGACTCCAGATGCTAAAAGCTGTACGCGACCAGCCATTACTACTATAACAATCTAAAATTTTAAACCCGCTAAACCACCATTTACACGAAGTATGTTGAAGTTCACCGCATACACACGAGTATTGTTATTATCAATACTATTTATAGGGTCTATCTGAATAGTCAAAAGTTTATGAGATATTCTACTCATATTGACTTGCCCAGTTGGGTAATACACTTCTGGTTTGAGTGCAAAACTATACATACCAAATTCAGACTGTTTGTAATTCGTACCAGCTACATATTCCGGAGGGCTTATATGATGTTTTAAAGACTGTTCATATACAAGAAATTTATGATCCCTATCAAAAACTGTCTCATTGTTGAACTTTAATTTAACATTCGTAATTTTATTGTATCTATTAGGGTGATTATCACGAACCGCCTTTTCCGATTGAGATACGAAGAATAGCTCCTTTACTGGATGTGAAAAATTGAGCATTACAGATTTTGTATTTTCACCAGCTTTCATTATAAACTTAGACATCTGAACTTGTGTAATGACATAATCAATCGGTCTGGTCATGAGATAATTTCTCTCTCTATCTGTGAGAAATACAAACTCTGTATCTATAGAACATTTGGAAATATTGGCAGAGACACCCACGGATGCACCACCTTCAATGAGTTCTTTGAGAGGTCTAAGTTTAATTACAACTTCAACAAGTTGTTTCGTGAGTGCACACGTTGGAATAGATAGATTCGAGTTACGATAAAAGTAAAATGGTAGATCCATAAAATAGGTATTGTTACCCGTGTAACTCAAAAGTTGGCCATGACCATTTAAAAAGTAAACAGTTTGGTCAGTATCATCATCTGTGTTATTAATCTGTTGATGCATGTATATATATTCCCCCGTAATCTTCTCAATTGTCTGACCACCTATGAGGAGCTCAGCACTCTCCACTAAATGTGAAATGATAGAGGGACACCACTCATCACCACCGGGTGAAGGATCATCCAATGTAACTTTTAGTGTCATATTTCGTAGAACGTCTCCTTTATCATTGGGCAATCTATAATGTAGGGTCTTTCCAAAATCTAAATCGGAACCATCATATTGGGTCTCAACATAATCTATAGCGAATTTGGTATGTCTCCTAAAGTTCATCAGGAAATATGAAAATTGTGGATCTCCTGTGAGCCATTGATCCTGGACTCCAGTGGCGGCAAGTCTCAAGCGACCTGACATTCCTATAGTATGTGAGTAAAATTTTGCTAAATAAAACGGAACACTACTGTAGAATGAACCTTCAGTTGAAGAAATTCAAACCTGAGACGATATCAGATGATAGGGTGTGTGTATTCATTGGAAAACGTAATACTGGTAAATCAACACTTGTAAAGGATATCATGTACCACAAGAAACATCTTCCTGCTGGTATAGTGCTCTCAGGAACAGAGGAGGGTAACCATTTTTATTCAGATTTCATACCAGATCTATTTATTTATGGTGATTACGATAGAGAGGCCATAGAAAGGGTGATGGCTAGGCAACGTAAATTAGTTGGTGCAGGTAAAACGAATTGTGGAGCTTTCATGCTTCTCGATGATTGTATGTATGATAACAAGTTTCTCAAAGACACATGTATCAGACAATGTTTCATGAATGGAAGGCATTGGAAAATTTTTTTCATGCTCACGATGCAATATTGTATGGATTTACCACCGGCACTCAGGGCAAATGTTGATTATGTGTTTTTACTCAGGGAAAATATACTTCAGAACAGAGAAAAACTTTATAAGTCTTTTTTTGGTATATTCCCAAACTTCGATATGTTCAATAAAGTCATGGATGCATGCACGGAAAATTACGAATGTCTCGTGTTAGATAATACAGTAAAATCAAACAGGATACAGGATTGTGTATTTTGGTACAAAGCTTCTGTCAGGAAAAACTTTAGGGTTGGAAGTCCAGATCTATGGAAACTGCACAAAAAGATGTTTAACCCCAAATATCTACAACAAAAGGAAGATGATGCTAAAAAGGCCACTAAAAAGACAAATCTCAAGATTACGAAGACGAAGTAACTTTACATTCATTCCCCCAATTTTACGGTAAACCTGATACTCTCGAAACTGTATGAGGTCTCTCGTTACAGGCTGCGTTACTCACATGCCCAGAAAACATATGACTATTACAGATGTCTAGTGATATAAATACCCTCAATCTTTCTGACGACGGTGATGGAATGGTACCTCTGAATGACAATCCAACAACAAACTTCGTGAATAATTCTCAATCACGTGAAGCGTTTTCGCAACCCGAAAAAAATGTGAGTCAAAGTAAACAGATGACAATGGATTCTACTCCCATTAATGATATTATGATGGATCCCCCAATGATGATGGATGAACCCAAGATGCAGGGTATGATGCCACAGATGACCGCTCCTCAACCCCAGGGTGCTTATGCCGCCCCTCAACAGCAGGCAGCCCCTGAGAGCAAAAACCCTCTCAACCTCACTGATGATCAAATGATCGCCCTCGTTGCGGGTGCCGCCGCTGCACTTGCCATATCTAAGCCTGTTCAAGATAAGTTGGTGACCTCTATTCCCAAGTTCCTTAACGAACAGGGGAGTAGAAGCATGGTTGGTCTTGCATCCACTGGTTTAGTCGCGGCTATTGTTTTCTACTTCGTGAAAGATTACGTCGTGAAGCCCTGATTTTCCCATCCCATGTTAGAATAAATTGATTTATCAATACCAGAATAATACGTAATTAAAGCTCCCACCGATAACGTCGCCATGAGCAAGGCATTCGCCTTAAGTGTCTTGCCCTTGTCAGTTCCATACTCCTTCAAGTCTTTAGCAGAACCCTTCCACAATCGGTTGATAACATATGTTAAAATTAGCCCGATCACACTCGTCGCAAAGAAGAACGAACGATCTACTGCAAGTTGTGGTATACGCCCAACCATCATATGGAATACATTAGGAATAACCACAGTCAACCATAACAGGTTAAGATGGTAATTGTTGATAACATTTGGTACCTGTGTAACACCATAGATGGCAATCCAGTACCCAATCGCTGTTGTTAAAACGTTTACCGGTGTTTTCATTTGCTATATATTGAGATTATTTATCCTGTACATGTTTACCACAGAACTCTGTCTTTTCTGGTATTTTTTCGTAAATACCCAAATTTATACACACGTCACGAAGTTCTAAATAATTATTCCAATATTCATCCGAGTGAGAGTATTCTTCAACAGTACAGTGAGCTAATTCATGGATAAGGACATGAAAAATTTCATTTACAGAACCATCAATACATAAAGTGATTTCCTCACCTTTATTAGTATTAAACCCAACAGCTCCATTCATTTTCTTTAAACCGGTCAATGGAATTTGATTAGCCAACATATGAAATTTAGGATGCTGTGTGTCAACTACATGCCTCCTGAGAATCTCGTATTTCTCTTTGACTTCCGCAAACTCCCGTGGTTCCTGTATCATTGCGAGTACATAGACATTTATAAGAAGAAGTATAATGAAAGCGATCATTTCTTATATACAAATATAAATTTACTATACAGTTCTGAAATTGGATTACCTGTAAGACCCTCCCACAACTCCAATTTGAAACCCAATTCCTCTAAATGTGTCACTAAGAGGTCTTTATACGCGACCGGTTCTGAACGCGGACCATCTGCATAGAATGGTGTGTCCACCAAGTTCACAAACAACTTCTCACCAAAACCTCCATTTCCGTGGTCCTTCATTAGAAAGAAATTACCCATATCATCTTTGAGAGGTGTTCTAAATATGATCTTCTCAGAATCTGGAATGATACCAATGAGACGCGCACCTGGTTTCGCCCTCTTTTTGATTTCCCTAATTGATCCAAAAAACTTTTCCTTTGTCTGGAAAATGTAGTGAAGTGAAAAGTTGTAACAGAGAATATCATATTTCCGGTTTGGGCAGTTGTGAATGTCACCCTCGTAGAAGTTTACCCTCATGTGCATGTTTTTGGCACGTGACTTGGCTTCCATGAGAGCTTCCGCTTCTGGGTCACACATACTCATATTTGCCCCACACTTATGCCACTTCTGTAGATCCCCTCCAAACCCACAACCAACATCTAGGATCTGATCACCATTTTTAGTGACAGATTGGATCAGATCCCTCTTGGCGTTGTTATGGTTTTTTCGGATTTCCTCCATCTTATATTTATTGAGATTCATCTCTTTTACTTAGGTTTGGATGTCAAACATATGACTAACTCTTTCGAGGGGTACCGTTACCCACAATTGTCCGCTCATTGAACCAGTTATAGTAGCCTTGAAAGGTCCACCAACTTTGCTCACATAATCGTTAGGGTTACCATTTTTATTAGGTTCCCATTCCAAGTCTGTCACGTTACACATGTCTGATTGGATTATAATGAGTTTATATGTCCCATCAAACCTATCGTTCTTTGACAACATGAACTGATAATCGTAATGACTTTTGCTCAAATGTTCCAACTTTTCCTCCAAAGTTTTGAAACTTGTTGTGCGAGATCCACTGTATTCCACACATGGACCCAAATTGTGAGACCGGTTATTTTTGCGAACTCCAGATTTACAAGAAATGCGAGATTTGGCAAAATCTACAATTCTCATGTCCTCACCAATTTTGTGAGAGTTATCTGGCTTCCATGTTGTAGCGTAACCAATGTCACTGAATGAGTTCGCCAAAATCTCTTCCCAAATAGTACCCGTGATTGGCTGACGTAACATCGTATGAAATGTTTTAATATTCTTCTTAATCATCATAACCAGGTTATTCATGTTTGATTCATTCCATAAAAAAGATTCAAGTGTCGGTTGAACTCCTATATGGAGGTGAACATGACATAAATTATTAATCCATGTGGAAACTTTGACAAGTGATTCTTTCATGTATCCAAATACACTTAAAACTTTAAGACGAGTAATTAACAATGGAAAAGATTATTAATGATGATATTCTGAACGTACTTAGGAATCTAAATGACGAGAGTGCACAAATTGTCATCGCTGATCCTCCATATAATATCGGGAAGGACTTTGGCAATAAAAGTGATAAACAACCCATGGACGAGTATCTTAAGTGGTGTGATGAATGGATTGAGGGGTGTCTTCGGGTTCTGAGAAAGGATGGTACTATGTTCATTTATGGTTTTAGTGAGATTCTAGCTCTCATTCTTGCTCGCATCCCCCAAACTGTAAACCGACGGTGGCTTGTGTGGCACTACACAAATAAGACGGTTCCTAAACTCAATTTCTGGCAGAGATCACATGAGAGTATCATCGTATTATGGAAAGGTGACAAAGTGTTCCACCGGGATGATGTACGGGAGCCCTATACAGACGGGTTCGTAAAGGGTGCGGCGGGTAAGAAAAGACCAGCTACAAAGGGTAGATATTCAAACGGTGAAATGACTACGGTGTATGCAGCTCACCCCAGTGGTGCTCTTCCAAGGGATGTGATTAAGATGCCAACTCTCGCGGGTACATCTGGAAAGGGAGAGAGGGTAGATCATCCAACTCAAAAACCTCTAGAATTGTGTGAGAAACTCTTAAAGTCCTGTAAACAAGATCCAGAGAATGGGTTTGTTCTCGTTCCATTCGCGGGATCTGGGAGTGAGTGTGTAGCTGCCAAGAATCTCGGTCTTCCATTTATGGGTGTTGAGATAAATGAAGAGTATGTAAAACTTATCAAGAGTAGATTGGAGACTCAAGGTAATTTGAGTTCAATGTCTTCTAATGAGATTGAAGAGGATGGTAACCAGTTAAACAAGTAGTAATAAATACTAGAACTTCCCATAAGAAACTTCTGCTTCTCTAGATTTGGTACACACTGACCAATATCTAAAGTGGTAAACATATCGTAGCCCAAATTTTTTGCAATGAGAAATGCATCTTTATATACATCCCCAACTATGTAAAATGAATATGCTTGGTTTATTACGTACGATTCATCTTTCTTTACATTTGGTATATCGTAGAAAGAGATGAAGGTAT